AACTGGAAGTGAGATAGCGTGACCGAATGCATTGTCTCCAATGAAGATTGCTGAGTAGCGATCTGCGTTACCGTTACCGGTAGCTGTTACTGGAGTTGTGTAACCTCCGCCTGTTGGATACTGGATTGATCCTGGAGCAACAGGTGTGTCAGTTGTGTAGCCAGTACCGGAACCGTTGGTTACCTTCTGGATCTGGGTTGTCTCAATGAAGACTGTGTCGTAGAGACGACCGATTTCACCGAGCATGAAGTTACCTGGAGCAGCGTACTTTGTTACTTCAATGAACTCTGGGAGGTCACGAAGACGACGGCTCTGGTGAGGGTGAACGAAAGCGACGTAGGTCTCGCCCAACCTTGGGATGTTCTTGGTAGCCAAGGTCTCGACAGCGTCCTTAACGGTACGTGTTGAGAGGTATGAAGCACCGGTGAGAGAAGCACGTGATGTGCCTGCGGTACCGTATGCATACCAGTTGTTGACTGCTGAGAGGTTTGAACGATCTTCACCGTAGATGACAGAAGATGCTGCCATGAGTGTGTCACGAGCCTGGCCATCAAGGTAGAGAGCCATGTTACGTCCAAGAAGACGTGAAGCTGATGCCATAACGTCATCGAATGATGCGTTGAGGAGAAGCTCGGATACTGCGATTGCGTAACCTTGCTCAGCAACAGTGATTGAGAACTGCTGTGCTGTCAATGCGTTTGTTGACATACGGACACCTTCAGTAAGTGTTGAAGCGAATCCGAGGTTGTTGTAACGCATGAAGTTGATCTGGAGACCAGGAGCTACGCCGAGTTCTGTCTTCTTGACTGCGAACTGCTCGAAGCGCAAGATAGGCATTGACTGGAATAGAATTTCCTTAGACCAGATGGTCTGAATTGCTTGTGTAAGCTGGCTGTTAGCGCCAGAATACGCTGTTGGGGCAGCGGCGAGATTACCGGTACCTGTTACGGCTGATGCCATTTTGGTGTTACTCCTTGTTCATATATGTTAGGTTAGTAAAAATGGGTAGGTATTACCCGAAGATTCCCTTGTTACGATCATCGGCTGTTTTACCTAGCAGACGTGATCTATTTTTTGCGTAATCAGCTACCGACATTGAAGCAATCTGCTCCGGTGTAAACGATTGTGAGTCCGAATTGTTTTCGAGGGTTGGTGGCAAGGTTGTCCTTGTACCGGTCATATCACGACGCTGGGCTTGAATAGCTTGCTGCGCCGACTCCAAGAGCTTTGAGGTCTTATCCTTTAGCTTGGAAATACTCTTTTCGATTTCATCAACATTGTTGCCAGAAATCATATCAATAAGTTCTGGGGCGATGTTGTCCTGCTCTTCGCTAATGCGGCGATTGAGATACTGTGTTAGTTCAGCATACTCACGTTCACGCTCTAGCAAAGCAAAAGCACGTTCACGCTCTAGGCGCTCAGATTCAATTTTAGCAGCCCATTCCTTTTCCTTCTGTTCAAGAAGGCTACGGACGTCCATCTCAGATTCAAGCTTCTTACGCTCTGCCTCTGCGGCGGCTTCTGCTGCTGAACGAGCCTCAGCTAGGCGTTCTTCACGATCCTTCTTAAGAAGATTTAGCTCTTCCTTAAGAGAATCAATCTGTGGATATAGTTTTGACTTTTCCTGCTCACGTACACGGTGCAAGTCTTGTTCCGTATAGCCCTTAGCTTCAGAGAACTTACTTTCTGAAACTGGTTCTTGCTGTGCAACTGGTGCTGTGCCGTTAACTTCTGAAGCAAATGCTTCTTGAGCCACTGCACTCTCTACTGCTGTTGAGTTTTCTGACATGCTTATTCCTTTAGGTTAAGAGGTCGTTGTCCGATGTAGTGCCACGATGACCTGCGGGTTTGTTTATGGTATATAGACTCGCAAACTATTACTAGTTTGTCAGCCTAAATTACTTAGATTCCTCTTCTGAACTAGGACTGTCCTTTTGTCCAGGAGTCTGTCGTCCAGGGAGTTTTGTTCCGTAAGCTTTTGTTACAAGCTCTGCTTGCATCTGAGCTAACGTTTGTTCCTCAAACGGGGTGATAACTCCAGGTTGTCCTAGAGGTCCCGGTCCCGTACCGTCTGCTGGTGCAGCACCAGGAGGAAGACTTCCATCCGGCATCATACCAGTTAATGAGGTAATTGCTGACTGGATCTGCTGCTTAACGAGGCTAAGGGCTCCATCGGCCTTAGCATCATTAATAAGCTCCGCACGAATTTCCTCAAGCTTTTCGTCAGGGAATTCCTCACCAAGTTGACGTAGAGCACCTTCACGAGACTCAAGGTTCATAGCCATCTTTGTCTGGATTTCCTGAAGCGTAATCAGCTTATCTAGAGGAAGTGGAGGTGGGAAGTGGACCACAGACTCATAGGTTAGGGAGTCTGAAATATCCAATAGAGGTAGTTGTCCCTCTTTAATAGGGCCGTTTACATCAGGATTGTAGGCAAATACCTCAGGCTCTTTAAATGCCAAGGTAAGAAGTACTAACTCATTGATCCTACGAAGGCCTTCTGAGTACTGAACAATCTTCTGGTGGTAGCGGTTCATAAGAGGCTGGTACTGAATAGCCAATGCAACACCCGAAGTGTTGGAAATAGGCTGTACCTGGCCAAGAGCTGTCTCCGGTACGCCAACCATTTCATGCATGGCAGACTTAACAACCTTTAGGTACTCAAGAGCTCCCTGCAGGCCAGCTCCGCCGCCTTCTAGGTTCTCTACACGAGCATCCTTTGGAAGACCGCCCCACACCTTCTTAGGGCCCTTTTCAAGGGCTGAAGCCTTAGCTCCAATAATTACCGTTACAGGTGCAGCATGGTAGTTGACAATATCCGCAATATCCGTAGCCACTTCATTATAGTTACGGTTTAGGACGATAAGATCATGGCAATCAGATAGTCCCCATGGAGAGCCAGAGACTCTTACATTGGGGATATGAATGATCGGTACGACTCCAATAGGATTAGGGCGAGAATCAATAAGCTCATCATTGATGTACTCCTCAATACGATCATCAGTCAAAATTTCTGTATAGGTGTAGACCTGGCGAGTACCTTCAATAGATGTGCCCCAGAAACGATACTTGAGCTTAAAGCGAATCAAGCGTGAGCGATCATGTGGGTGAAACTCAGGGAAACAGAAAGAAGAGTTAAGTGGAAGAATACGAACTTTACCTGGATGTGGTCGGCCAATAGAATCTACAAAGGCTTCTTCATAAGCTACTTTAACAAAGCAGTCTCCTGACACGCCGCCTTGTTGGCCCATCTCCCAAAGAGTTCCGTGCTTATCATTATCAATTTCCCACACACGCTTTAGGATGTCTGGAACGATTGCCTCTGTTGCTTGAGGGCTTCTGAATGATACGCCACGGCTAAAACAAAAGTTAACGATGTAGTCTGTAAACGCACGATAATAGTTATATACCATCTGCGACTCGCCTACTTCACGGCGGTACGACCAGTGATGGCCGAGATACATTGCCCAGTTAAGAGAATACCGGTTTAAACGTGGACCGTGTACTTCAAACTCTTCATCAGCAAGTTCTACAAGACCAAGAGGAGAAATCGAAATGGTTAAGTCTGACGACGCCGCCCTATAGGACGGAGGTGAAAAGTCAACACCACCACTCATTGATTATGTCCTAACATTAGTGTGCCCCACAATACCTTCTCTAAAGTTAAGTTCACCAGCCCCGGAGAAAGGGAACGGGGCTGGGAACCCGTATATTCTATCTTACTTTTAGTCGTTTACTGAAGCAGGGTTCATACGCTCCTGGCGTGCGCCATTGCGGATGACCTCTTCGATGACTACGGTAGAGTGATCGCCAAAGTTGCCTTGTGCGAACTCGCCAAGGAATGTTGGTGCTTCTACCCAAGCAGCAGAACCGACGTGAGCACGCTCGCTCATTGTCTCGTCAGCATACTTCTCAAAGACGTTCTGGTTGTGGTTTGGACGACCAGCTGGTGTCTCATAACCTTGATCCAAGCCAAGTTGGAAAGAATTTGGGACATCAGTATCTGATGCAATACCTTCTTCAAAACGAAGTGGACCACGGAGGCCTGGTGTTGCAGGTGACATCTTGCGCTCGTAGGTGTTGCCTGGACGCTCAGGGTACTGTGGTGCTGGTGCGATATTTGGTGTTGCCATTGTTATATCTCCTATAGGATAAGGGATTGAGGTTCCTCAGGGTTAATTCTGTCTGGTAGAGGGGGTTTTGTCATGGTAAATTAGAAGAAAGGACTAGAACTCACTTCTACACTAGGCATAACCATATCCTGTGTTAAAGAACAGGCTAATGCTAGAGAATCCACAAAATCATCGTGAGCATGCACTTCGTCAGGGGCAGCCACTAAGAAGTTAGGACCCTTATACTGCACCTCAGCATCCGTCATCTGTTGGTAGAACTTCTTCCAGATACGAAGGCGACGAGTCTTTGCGTGAGCAGGCCAAGATACCATTTGACGTTGGATAAGGGCCTGAAGGTGCTTCCAGCGCTTAGATTGCTCGGTGGGGCTAGAAG